TTTTGATTACATAACAAAGGAAGTTTTAGATACTTATAAAGTTCCATTTTTGCCACAAGATCAATATACATATGGTGAAAATAGTACTAATGATTTTAACTATTATATGAATTATTCTATTCATTTTGATGCTAGACTTTTTGCAGAATATCTAGAAAATATTGGTAAAAATAGACATATTAATGTAATTGATTCTATTGTAAAAGATGTTGAATTAAATGAAAAAGGATTTGTATCAAACATTATTTTAGAAGATGGAAGTAAAGTAGCAACTGACTTTGTTTTTGATTGTACTGGATTTTCTAAACTAATTATTGGAAAATATTTAAAGTCAAAATGGAAAAGTTTTAGTGAGTTTTTACCAATGAAAAAAGCAATTCCATTTTTTATTGATATTGATAAAAACTTTATTCCAGCATATACAGAGGCTATAGCAATGAAATATGGCTGGATGTGGAAAATACCATTACAGAATAGATATGGATGTGGATATGTTTTTGATTCTGACTATATAAATGAAGAAGAGGCAAAAAAAGAGATTGAAGATTATTTAGGGTATAAGCCAGTATATCCTAGAGATAGCAAAGGTGCATTTAGTTTTGATCCAGGGTGTTTTGAAGAAATTTGGATAAAAAATTGTTTTGCCTCTGGTCTTTCTGCACAATTTGTAGGGCCAATAGAGGCTACATCAATTGCACAGACAATTGAAATGCTTCGTTTATTAATGATTAATAAATATGATATTTTTAATGATAATCAAGATCAAAGAGACTGGATAAATAAACAAAATATGAAAGAAGCAGTAGAAATTATGACGTTTCTTCATTTACATTATCATACAATTAGAAATGATTCAAGTTTTTGGAAAGAGTTTAAAGATAAAAATAAAGTTCCAGATGAATTAAAATTACCTCTAAGTGCTTTAAAAAATGGAATTTTATCAAGAAAGCATACTGGAGAAATGTTTGGTCCAGAGGGGTATTACTCAATAGCAATTGGGAATAAAGTACTTGGTGAAGAAAAAATTAGAGAACTATATAAAAATTATAATTTTGGTTTTCATTTACTACAATATTATACTCAAATAAGAACACAAGAGAATATGTTAAATAGTTTTATATATCATTCTGACCTATTAAGATATATAGGTGCACTAGAAGAAAAAGAAAAATAAAATGATTAATAATAAAATATTTATTTATTTTTTATTAATAACAATATTTTCTTTGTCTATTTCATATATTGCTGTTTTTATTCAATTAAAAAAAGCAAATATAAAAATATTAGATCTTTTGTTACAAAAAAATATTATACTAGATCAAATTAATTTTAATCAAAATAATTTTCAAGATATACATCACGAAAATTTTTTAAAGTTTTTATCAGATTCTCGTGATTGGGCGTTTAACTATATAGAAACATCACAATCTGAAATTGCATTAATTGCTGAAGATTTAAAAAAAGATGGAATGACAAAGTATTATGAAAGATTATCCAATCTTTTGCCTAAAGATGAGAATATAAATAACTAAATGAAAAAAATTTTATTTAGACCATCTAGTCAATTAACAGAAACATTGTTAGATCCACCAACTACATCAATATCAAAGATACCAGACTGGTTTAAAAAATTACCTAAAACTGTTAGTGGAGAAAGTTTTCCAAATATAAAAGGACGTTCTTCAGATTTAACTGTTAAGCCATGTATTCCATTTTTTGATTCTATAACAAGCGGATACATGTTAACAACTCCAGCAGATATGGTTTTTACACTTAAAGATGGAATAAGAGAGGTTAACTGGCCAACACCAGATTTTCAACTTATTGGAGAACACACTTTAAATCAATTAGGATCTTATGAAATTCCAGAAGAATATGAGAAACATATATTAAAATGGAATGGGTTTTGGGGAATTCAAACACCACCTGGCTATAGTTTGCTTTTTATGCATCCATTAGGAAGGCCTGAACTTCCATTTTATTCTTTTCATGGCATTGTAGATTCAGATAAACATTATGTTCCAATGAACATTCCATTTGTATTAAGAAAAGGTTTTGTTGGAGTTATACCAAAAGGAACACCATACGCTCAGGTAATACCAATTAAAAGAGAAAGTTGGCATTCTAAAAAGAAAAACTTTTTAGATGATGGTTTTGATTCAAACAATGTATGGGGAAAAATTCATCTTTATGCAGAAAAATGGTATAAAAAAAATATATGGGAAAGAAAAAAATATTCTTAAGGGGATGATATGAAAGAAATACTATTTTCTATATTAACAGGTTTTGGGTGCGGTGTCGTGTTCGCAGCATTCAAATTGCCAGTTCCAGCACCACCAGTTTTTGCGGGAGTCGCAGGAATTATTGGTCTATGGATTGGCTTCACAACGATAACACGAGTTATATCCTAGGAGGAATAATGAATAACATACTAAACGATAAAAACAAAGCAATGCTAGCATCATACGGTAGATCTGTTCTTGGCGCAGTAATTGCACTTTACATGGCTGGCGTAACAGATCCTAAAGATCTTTGGGCTGCACTAGTTGCTGCTCTTGCACCAGTTGCATTAAGAGCACTCAATCCAAACGATAAGTCATTTGGCGTACTGCCAGATACTGGTGCTGTTTCAGATGCACTTAGCAAAATTGTACCTGCTAAGAAGGCTCCAGCAAAGAAGAAGGCTGCTGCTAAAAAAAAGTAGTTAGTTAATTAGGAAGGGCGAATTTAATAAAAATAAGTTCGCCTTTCTTAATTTTTATAATGAGGTAATATGGATTTTGTATATATATGTAAAGATGGAATCAACGAGGAACTAAGATATTCAATTAGATCTGTAGTTGAAAGTTTTTCAGACTCAAATATATGGGTTGTTGGAGGTAAACCACCTTGGTATATTGGAAACTATATTAATGTAAAGCAAGTATTGACAAAGTATAGAAATGCAATTCAAAATCTTAATACTATTTGTAATTCAAATGAAATATCTGAAGAGTTTGTATTAATGAATGATGATTTTTATATTGTTAAAAATATCAATACTGTTGAAACCTATCATGGTGGTTTCCTGTTAGATAAAATAAATCTATATCAAAAAATAAACCCAAACTCTAACTATACTAGGAAACTTTCTGCTACATACAAAAAAATTAAATCACTTGGCATTGAAAGTCCACTTGACTATGAACTTCACGTCCCTATGGTTATGGAAAAGAAAAAATTAAAACAAATACTTCAAAACAATGACCAGTTCCTATGGAGATCTATATATGGAAATGTATTTAATATAGGTGGAAAACAAATGGAAGATGTAAAAGTTTATAGTAGGGGCCCATTGGTTTTAAAATCATATAATCTAAAAAAAGATGAACATATATATTTATCAAGCGCAGACAGTTCTTTTGATATGATCTTAAATAGTATACTTAGAAAACAATTTACTGAAAAAACTAAATATGAGAAATAATATCTAAATAACTATTTTTTAATTTATCAGGAGCAAAGTTGTTATATCCTAATTCAAAAGCCTTTTCTTTTTGAATAGTCTTGTTGTCGCTATTAACATAGTTATCTATTGTTTCTGCAAGAGAAATAACATCTGCTTCAAACAATTCAATCCTAACCTTGGTTCTAAATGTTTCAATTAGTCTAGTTTTAACAAGCCATTCACTTGGAAGAACATGGTTATTAGGAGATATATTAGTCATAAAAACTGGCAGGGAACTCATAAGAGCCTCATTCATAGGCAAACAAAGACCAGCATAGCGTCTAGGAAGAACCATAGCATCAAACCCACTATACATATCTTCTCTATTATCTGGATTGCCTATTTCAATTGTAAGCCTAGAATCTTTAATATTTGTCTCTATTTCACTTTGACTTCTGATAACTAATTTATAGTCTGCCTTAGAATGTTTAAGCATTTCAAGGACAGTGTTTGTTCCATTTCTATCCTTTGCTGCTTTTTTCCCAGCAATATGTAGTATTTTATTGTGGTCTTTAGATAGATTTATTTCTTTAGCCCCTGAAAAAGTTAATGGATTTGTAGGTGGTGGTAGGTGAATGACCTTTGACTGTTTACCAAAAAGTTTAGTAACATGATCAATATGCCAAACGCTTGGAGATAAAAGAACATCTGGGACAGGAAGATTTGTTGCTGCAAGATTGCCAAAAAGTTCGTAATTATACTGAAGGATAGTTTTTACACCCCTTCTTTGGGCATATCTTACAAAGTTTTGATCGTAAAATGTTTCACAACTAATAACAACATCAACTTGATTAAGAAATAGTTTAATTTGTTGAAGGCTTGGAAATCCAGTTGACCTAATGCAATCATAATCTTTATACCATTCTGGATGTTGTTTATTTTTATTAAATGGAGTTGAGTCAATTAATAATATGCTGCTTGGATTTAACATATCAATAAGTTCTTTTGTTTGGTTTCCAAGACCAGTATTATCTGATCTAGCAATAATTCCCAATCTCATTTTTTATATCCCCATATATCATCATCAGAAGTAAATTTTCTTGTTCCTTGACGACCATCTAAATGATAAGATCTTTTAATATTTCCTTCTGGATGATAAATCCAAAGTTTATGTTCATCCCATCCATCTTGACTAAAGGTGTCGTATGGCAAAACATCATCTTGAATTTTGCCATGAAATCTATCTTCAATAAAGGTTTGTTCATTAGAAAAAGGTAAAATAACATCTTTATAATATTTAACTGTGCTTAAATGTGGTCTTTGACTCCATTGTGCAGTTTTCATAAATCCATCTTCTATTCCAAACATTAAGTGCATATGTTCTTTGGGTATTTTAGATTCAAAATGAAAACGTATTGTATTTGCCTTACCATACTCAATCATATCAAAACACTTGTCCCAGTCAATACCAACGTCTGGAGTAAGAGGTGCATCACCTTCTACATAAAGAATTAAAGATGTTTGTACTAGTTTAATAGTTTTACGCATCATTGTGGTTTGATGACTATGAACATTAAAAATTACTGGCAATATATTTTTATATTCATGCAAACATTTCCATAAAATACGATTTTTATATTCATTATAATCTTTTTCACGATCAAACTGTTCTGTTCTTAATCCATCAACCTGCATAATTATTTCGTTGTCTGGAAAATGAACTCTTATATCTTTTATGGTTTGATCTATCATACTGGTATTTGGATGGTCTGGAATGACCGATGTCGCAAGAATAATAGTTACATCTTTTTTATTCATTTATTTGATCCATAATCTTAATAGATAAATCTCTTTTATATTTAATCCACCAAGAAACAACTTGATGCATATTATGTG